GCTTCGGCCCACTTGGCATAGATTGGAAACGGGAACGTTGCTCCTGCTCCGGTAAATTCTGCTGACCAGGCAAAGTTAGATACCAAAGTCAACAATAAAAGTAATTTTTTCATAATTTGTCCTTAAGGTTAGCAGTATTGCGCTGCAAAAATTATTTAAGTCTGCATATGTTACAGTTCAGTTACATTTGCGGTTTAATTGAAACTTTTTTTGCCTATTTGTTTTTTGCTGAAATACTGCTGTTGGGTGTGTCTTGTGATTGCTCTGGAGTGATAAACTTGGGAGTAGTTGAAGCTGTTCCATTGAACAAAGTAAAACTATCAACTGTGAATACTCTTACTGGTTTCCAATATTTGTGAATTAGATTATTGATCACACATAGTCCGGCAACAATTATTACAAAACCTAAAATAATCAAAACTGAACCTGCTAAAAACACTGCTGCTTGATCTATGTTCATGCTATACCTTGAAAGTTGAATGGAAAATGTTGGTGGGACTAGCCCACCAACACATTATGCTGCCTTTGCTTCTTCTACGTCAATCACTGTGTCATCGTCGACATCTGATTTTGTTTGTTCTGCTTCGGCTTTTTTGGCAAAAATTGGAGCGAACACCTGATAAAGATCACTTACAGATTTGTTTATTGCCTCAGCATCGTCTTGCTTGATGACATCCTGTAACGTGGTCATTGCCTGTTCAATTTTTGTTTTTTCCTCGTCGGAGATTTGATCACTGTAAGCATCAAAGTCTTTTTTCACGCTATGATACACACCTTCTGCACTGTTTCTAGCTTGAATCAATTCAATGGCTTTTTTGTCAGCCTCGGCATTTTCTTCGGCCTCTTGAACCATGCGTTGAATTTCTTCTTCCTTTAAGCCACTGTCACTCTTAATGGTAATTTTATTTTCTTTACCTGTGCCTTTGTCCTTGGCAGCAATGTGCATGATACCGTTTGCATCAATATCAAAAGTTACTTCAATCTGTGGAACTCCACGTGGTGCAGGAGCGATACCATCTAAATTGAATTCACCCAGTGCCTTGTTGTAGTTAAACAGTTCACGTTCGCCTTGACCTACTTTGATAGTCACAGCAGGTTGATTGTCTTCGGCTGTGCTGAAGGTCTGACTTGCCTTGGTAGGAATGGTGGTGTTCTTTTGAATTAACTTAGTAAACACACCGCCCATGGTTTCAATGCCCAGGCTTAATGGAGTGACGTCTAATAACAAAACATCTTTACGATCACCAACCAACACACTGCCTTGGACAGCGGCACCCACTGCCACAGCCTCATCAGGATTTACATCGCGACGTGGAGCTCGACCAAACAGTTTTTCAACTTCTTCTTGTACCTTGGGCATGCGTGTTTGCCCGCCCACAAGAATAACTTCATCAATGTCCGCAGCAGAGACGCCTGCATCTTTCATTGCTGTTTTACAAGGTGCGATACTGCGTTGAATCAAATCTTCAACCAGTGTTTCAAGTTTTGCTCTTGACAGTTTGACATTGAGATGTTTTGGACCAGTGGCATCGGCTGTGATGTATGGTAAGTTTACATCAGTTTGTGTGCTGCTGCTCAACTCAATCTTGGCACGTTCTGCGGCGTCTTTTAATCTCTGCAGAGCCAGCATGTCTTTGGTTAGGTCAACACCGGTGTCTTTCTTGAATTCACTTACCAAGTGATCCATGATACGCTGATCAAAGTCTTCACCACCAAGGAATGTGTCACCGTTAGTTGACAGCACTTCAATTTGCTTATCGCCGTCAATATGTGCAATCTCAATAATGCTGACGTCGAATGTACCGCCACCTAGGTCGTATACCGCAACCTTGCGATCTCGTTTGTCTGCTTTGTCAACACCATAGGCCAACGCTGCTGCTGTAGGCTCATTGATAATACGCAACACTTCCAACCCTGCAATACGACCCGCATCTTTAGTAGCCTGACGTTGGCTATCATTGAAGTAGGCTGGCACTGTGATCACAGCCTGTGTTACTTCATGACCAAGATGATCCTCTGCTGTTTTTTTCATCTTACGTAAAATTTCAGCAGACACCTGCGGTGGCGCGAGTTTTTTATCGTTGGCCTCTACCCATGCATCGCCATTGGAATTTTCTACGATACTAAAGGGCATCAAGTCAATGTCTTTTTGTACAGCATCTTCTTTGAACTTACGGCCAATCAAACGCTTTACTGCATACAAAGTATTTTTTGGATTTGTTACTGCTTGGCGTTTTGCAGTTGCTCCTACTAAGATCTCTTCGTTGGTGTAGGCCACAATACTAGGTGTAGTACGTGCGCCTTCGCTGTTTTCAATTACTCTGGGAGTTCCGTTTTCGACCACTGCTACGCAGCTATTGGTGGTACCAAGATCGATACCAATGACTTTACTCATGCTGTTTCTCCTTTATTAAGCAAGATAAAAATGTGTTACCCACGATGTGGCATAGCACAAAAATTATTTATTTAGATTTTACGCTGGTTTTCAACAATTTGCAACTTTTTTGAGCCTGCTGTTACATAGCTCGTTTGATTTTTTCCAATATTATTTCAACAACTTTGCTAGAAAGCACAACTTCATAGTGATTTAGATCAACTTCAATGAGCTCAAAATCTTTTCTGTAGGTCATGCTGTCCAAAGTGACCACACCGTCATTTTTTTCTCTGATCCAAGGACTGTCACCTTTCATGGTTACAATATTGGTCCAATTTGGTGGAGCAGCAAGGCGTCTGGCTTCGGTCATGGGCTCAGACATTGTGCCGATGTCTTTCATAAGCCTACTAAAGGGCAAAAAGTAACGTGCAAAGTCTGCTTGGAAACAGCCTCCAAAAGGAGTACTCAATGAAATTCCGCCTTTGGTTCTGTCATTGTAATGATTGGCCAGATGCAGTGCATAGATACCGCCTAAACTATGAGATATGAAAAATAACTTTTCAGCGTCATCTAGCTTGCCATACATTTGATCAATGTTATGATCAAACCCATTTGCACTATCATATTCAAGTGCAACATCGGGTAGTTCTGTGTAATCTCTTACATATTGCCTAATGTACGAAAAACTTTCAGCAGTGGCACTGGCACCGTGTATGTAAACGATCACCATATGATATTTATCATGAAAAAGCCCGCCGAAGCGGGCTTTACTATTTTTGGTGACAAGGCATAGTTGCCTCGGAGATTATGCTGCTAGAGCAAAAACCTCATCATTAGCTGCGTTTGCAGTTATAGTTTTGCTTGATTTACGGTCATCGCCTACCGTGTTGTCCGTATCCTTACTCATTGCCCTGTCGAAACCATGTCTAGCCCATCAAAAGCACACTTGGAAGATTTATTTACCGCTGACTATTACTCTTCCCCAGCGTCACTATAGTATGCTTATGGTGGACCAGGCGGGAGTCGAACCCGCGTCCAGAACACCTTTCATTCAACTTCATACAACAATAAAATTATTTACTAAACTTTACTGCTTCCTCACTACCACTGGTTGTATTGCCTTTGCTGTAACTATGAGCACCAACGCCCGCTAGTTGTCCACCTTGAACCACTAGATATTCGTTACGCAGAGGACGACCTTCAAACCAGCACTCTAACACTTCGCGTACACCTGCTGCATATCTAGTTTGAGCACTGAGGCTGGTGCCAGATATGTGTGGAGTCATGCCATGCCAGGGCATGCTGCGCCAAGGATGATCTTGTGGGGCTGGCTGTGGGAACCATACATCACCTGCATATCCGGCCAGTTGACCCGATTCAAGTGCTCGGGCAATTGCATCGCGATCACAGATCTTGCCACGAGCAGTGTTTACAATATAGCTGCCTCGTTTCATTCTGGCAATCATTGCATCGTCGAACAAGTGTTCGGTTTCAGGATGCAATGGACAGTTGATGGTCACAATGTCTAAGTGTGGCAACATACTTGCTACAGTATCGTGCCAAGTAAGATTAAGTTCTTTTTCTATGTGCTCTGGTAAACGATGGCGATCGTAATAATGCAAATGAACGTCAAACGGTTTTAACAGTCTCAAGGCTCGCAAGCCAATGCGTCCTGCTGCCACAGTGCCCACATGCATTCCTTCAATGTCATAGCTGCGACTCACACAGTCAGCAATGTTCCAGCCGCCTTCCACAACCTGTTTGTAACTGGGAATATAGTTTCTTACAAGGCTCAACATCTGCATCACAATGTGTTCTGCCACACTGTTGCTGTTGCAGTAGGTAATTTCTGCCACTGTAATACCACGTTCCATAGCAGCCTGCAGGTCAACATGGTCCGAACCAATTCCGGCAGTTAGTGCCAGTTTAAGTTTTGGTGCCTTGGCAATGCGTTCTGCTGTGAGATAAGCAGGCCAAAACGGCTGACTGATCACAACTTCAGCATCATGCAGGTGTCGTTCAAATTCACTGTCAGGGCCATCCTTGTCGCTGGTGACCACCAGTTCATGCCCTTCGCGAGCCAACCAATCACGCAGGCCCAAAGCCCCAGTTACACTGCCCAATAACTCACCGGGAGTGAAATCAATTGCATGCGGGGTTGGTGCAGTCTGACCATCAGGGTAACCATCAATTTTAGGAATGCTATCTCTAGCATAACTTGTTGGGTAACCATCAACGGGGTCATCATAAAGTACACATAAAATTTTTGCCATATTTTCTCCTAAGATTCATCCTCTATTTCTTCAATAAAACACATCATGATTAAAAAACCACCACAACAAAGCAGCATACCAAATAAACTACCAAGATTCATTGAATATACCATTAGTAGCATAAATGCCACAATGTTCACAAACATTTTCATGTTTGATTATCCTACATGTTGCCACCTTTGAACTGATTAATAAAGTTAAACATATCTATCAGTAAATATTCCACGAACCGTGCTTCTAGCCAACAATCTTTGCTCTTTGATTGATTCGTAAAATTCGTAATTCCTAATCCATTCTGTGTCTTTTTGATAATTGTAATTTCTAAGTAATCTGTGTGATTCTTGCATGGCCAGGAGCTTGCTTTGTTCTTCCCAATTCACTTCTCTGTTTTTTTCAGCATGCCATCTTCTCACTTGGTCATTTCTCAAGGACCATTGAGATACTTCGTGTAACAAAGCAGAAGACACTCTAGGAATGTTCATAACTGATTATTTATTGTCAACTTTTTTGCTATTTGTTTGGGCGGTTTCCGCTTGAGGGGGATTAGGTGGAAACCACTGATCCTTTAAATAGTTTGCGCCAAACCAGCCCCAGGCGCTGAAAAATCCCCACGTTACGATTTCTAGTATCATAGTCTCATTATACGATCTACAAATGATTTAAGCAAGGGTTTGTTGTTACGCCCGCTTAGATGTTTTGCCAGATAGGGTTTTGAATACCAAAAGTCTTCGCTTTCCGGATGACACCCTATCAAGCCAATTCTATTTTGAATAATTGCCATTGGATCACCATTGCGATATCTTGCCACTACTTCAAAATCTGCCGGATTGCCTATCATAGCGCATCCATCATAAAAATACATCTTGGTTGGTATGTTCTGCCACGTAACATCAATTGCCTTGGCATGCGGTCTGCGTGTATCAGTTTTTGGTCTTTTGATGTACTGCTGTACTCTTACGTTTTTCAGTATATCAAAATAGTCTGCATCTGCCCAATATGCTCCCATGCATATACCAATATATCTTCCACCCCAACGTATGTAGTCTTGTACCAATCTAACTTTGCTACGGTCTCTAAAAAAACGATCAAACTTGTCACTGTCACCTATGCCGCCAGGAATTATAACACAGTCAAATCTGTCTAGAAAACCCGGCTCAATTTGTCCCTCGTTAAACAAGGTAACATAGTACTCAGGAAACAAGCTGGACATAACACCATTACAACATTGCAGTGAACAATGCGGGTGCCTTGTGAATAAGGCAATAGTTTTCATCTAAGTAGAGAATATTATTCAATACTTAGCTCTGCTCAGCGGGTACCCATCCCAACAGCGCAAAATCTTCCCTGATTTCCTCGGTAATTGTGCCTTCTGGTACGTACAGCCCAGGGCCAAAGTTTGGGTCAGCTTCGTCTCTGCTAAAGTCTTGAATACCTGAGCAATAAAAATCAAGGTAATCACCGCTGTTGATCATTTTTGCAACAATACTGCCAGCATATCGCCAACTGCATCCCCAGGTCTGGTCTTTGAGAATCGCCCACACCTGTTTTGGTTGCCATTCATTGCACAATGCTGCGTAAACGTTTTGAGCATAGTATTTTGAATTTTTGGCTTTGTCGCAGATCCAGGTGGATCGGTACAGATCTAAATCAAGGGCTTGTTTTTCCATTAGTGCCAGTTTCCTTGTAGGCAATGCAAAAATTCATGTCCTAAAGAATGCATGGACACTGTTTGATTTACAATCACGGTGCATCGCTTTTCAGTAAAGTCAAAAAAACTACAGGCCTTGACGTTGTATCCAAACCCATTGTAGCCTCGACGTCTGCTTTCCTTTTCACACGTGGCCTGTACATTCGAAGTAGGCACTATGGTAATTGTAACAGTGTTGGAAAGATTCTTATCCATATCAAACACTCTTTGTGCGTCGTCCCAATCTGCGTTGGCGTCAACGCACACAAAACACAAGAGCAAAGTTAAAAAGCGAATCATATGCACTCCTAACTAGAATTAATCTGCGTTGTTAAAATTGCCATTCTTAAAACCCACTGTGCCACCTTCTTGTACAATACGTTTGATAACATCTTCAAACAGTATTGGACGGTAATCTGTTTGTTCTACACAAACGCAATGATATCTAACATCGATGACACCATCTTTCTTTACACGGTGATAATGTAAATGCCCATGAATGTTTGTACCAAATCGTGCTAAACTTTCTTCATGCACAGGAATATGACTCAGTATCATACCGTTCATCACATGATAACCACGCACGTCACGAAAGTATTCAGTGTATTCATCTAATTTAAAGATATCGTGATTACCTTTAATCAGCACTTTATCCCCGTTTAATCTACTCAGAGTTTTCAGTGCTTTGCGATTAATCACAACATCACCTAGGTGATAAACTTTATCATTAGGGCGAACTGTTTCGTTCCACCGACGGACCATTTCTTCATCCATTTCATCTGGATCGTCCCATGGACGCAGTTTTGTACCGTCATCACGTAGGAAGCGGCATACGCCAGCATGACCGAAATGTGTATCACTAACTAAAAAATTTGCTGGCATCACTTATTCCTCAATAGGTATTTCCCTGGTGGGTGCAGCAAGCTTGCTTTCTGCTACAAACACGTCAAACAGTGTTTCATCCTCAGGGCATTTTATTTCTTCTAAATATTCACTACCAAACTTGTTGCGGTAATAAACAAACACCTGTTTGTTGGCATTCCAACGTGCCAAACTAGAGTTACGACATCTGCCTTGATAGTAGGCTCCATGCTCTAGATCTTTTTTTGTAATCACCGGCGTATAATCTTTCATCGTGAATCTCCTAATAAGTTTATTTGTTCTTGTATTGTGTAAGGTCTTTCACTCACATCATAAGCCAAGTTCAATGCCTGCATGAGTTTGTGCTTCACTCTTAGATTTGGAATACGAGTACGTCCTGTGTCCTGGAATCCAAGTGTAACACCTACTTCTGCCACCGCTCCGCTACGGCACAATCCTGCATAACAATGCACAATCACGTTCATGCGATTGACCAATGCATGTTGTAAAAGTTGAGCTATCTCCTGTGCCTGACTATCTGAAATTTTGGCTTCTTCTGGAAAACCATCATCATCGTCGGCATCTAAAAATTCAAACCTATGCACTTCTTTGAAGTCATGCGCTGGTGTAGGAAACCATCCAGCTGGATCCATGATCTGAATCAACATGCTGTTGGGACCGGGCTCATAATGATATCGCAAAGGCACGTCAGCTGCTGCAATGTTTTCAATCCAAGGCATGGTTATCTCCAAACTAGTCTTATTATAGCATTTGGGAAATTAAAGGTCAATCGTGTCTGTGTGCCAGATTTACTGGTTAGATTTGGGTGTTGGTATTCGATAGCTTGATTGTCTAATCCAAATTTGAGCTATTGCCTTTTCGCCATATACTACTTCACACCCTTCGTGTTTGTAAAAAGCTAACTCATATTCTGGCGGATATTTGAAGTAACAAATTCTGCCTTTGTGCGGATTTATCATCAATGGTATGTCTGTGAACAACGTACCACCACCTTGAAAATCATCATTGAGATATAATATAATTGTAGCTATTCTATCATTTGGTATTTGCGGCACATCGGGCAAATTAAAATGATCGTAATGAGAAGTGTAAAATTGTCCAGGTTTGTATCTTGTGAGTTGTAATATTTCGGTCTGCTCCAAGGTAAATTTATCGCCCGTGTTTTTGTAAACAACGTCTAGGCAGTGACCTATAATGTGATCAAACTTAGCGCCGCGATCAAAAAAGGTCAAACTGGTACGTTCTGATACTTTTTCAGATGTCTGTGTTAAAGAATTGTAGCCCTCACTGTTTTGAAAATTTTTAACTTGCAACATGCTTTGAATCAAATCTTCTGACAGTTCGCTGTCCATTGTTGTTATGTAAGGGTGCAGTGATAATAGTTCAAACATTTACATACTTATAAATTGGCGGAAGCGGTGAGATTCGAACTCACGGACAATTTCTCGTCGTCTGTTTTCAAGACAGGTGCAATAAACCGGGCTCTGCCACACTTCCATAAATATTTTTGTGAGTAAGTTACATTTAGATCATATCGAGTTCTATATTACAAATGTTTGTAATCTTTCATGCGATAACTGTCGCAGTTTTAACAACTATAAATTTTCCGGCCATTACAAATTTGACGCAGAAGCCACACAGGCCTGGGCCGATAAGTTAGACATTGCGGACATAGCTATCATCGGCGGTGAACCAGCTTACCATCCTGATTTGGCAAGTTGGATTGTGGGACTGCGTAAATGTTGGCCAAATGCTACTCTAAAGTTGATTTCAAATGGAACCAAACTTAGTCTAGTAAAAAATTTACACAAACTTCTTGCAGACAACAATTGTAAACTCAACATTTCAACTCATGGTTATCATCTTAGACCGCAAATAGCTGAAGAAATCTTTTCAGCGTTCGGTGCATGCGAAGTATTACCTATAGAATCTTCAAAACTTTTTGGAGTTGTTAACAGTGTGTATTTTAGAACCAAGCTAGGTGTTATCATTGATTTGCAAAATGGCAACAGTTTACAAGAAATTTGTTTTGTAGACAACCAGTTTAATCTACACAATAGCGACGCTGAAAAAGCGCATTCCACCTGTGCCATACGCGAATGCCATCACATGATTGATTACAAGATATACAAATGTTCTATAGTGGGTCTGTTGCCTAGTTTTCTAAAACAGCAAAAACAAACCACGGATCATTTGCTGCCCTATCATGGCATTGACGTTGAGTCAGTTACACAAGACGTTCTTGATCAACTTGCATTATCAATACCTCATTGCAAAATATGTCCTGAGGCCAATAGTTACAAACCCATAACCAGTGTGCTAAAGAAAATGCACAGAGTTTAGTAAGGATAGTCTTTGCTTATCCAATAGGACAAGGGAGTTTCAAAGTCAAATGCCAATGTTCCATCACAACCAACCACTGTGCCAAATTCTTCTATGGTGTGATCCCCGTATCCGTTGAAATTGTGAGTAAATGTGCCTTTGATCACAGGCATGACATCAATACCATCAAATGTTAGAGATTTCAATTCAACTGCTGCATCAACATTGTCAGTGGTTTCAATAAGTGCTCGTTTACCAGTAATTTCAATTTCAAACAAGTGTTTGATAATTTGTGTGTCATCTGCTTCAAACTCAAAGGTACATGCCTCATGATTTGCGAGCTGTTTGCCGTATGATATCTTGTCAACAAAGATTTCATAACTCAATGCGTCTTTGGTTAATGAAACAATTTGTAAGCCTATGTTCATTGGTTAATTGGTGCGGATAGAGGGACTTGAACCCCCACGCCTTTCGGCAACAGCTTCTAAGACTGCCATGGCTACCATTACATCATATCCGCAAAACTTCATACAAAATGTGCTTTGAGAATTTCAGCTAGTTTGAAATAAGAAATTTCTTTATCACCATCTAAAAATGATACCTGACACAAATATCTATCTTTGCCAGAGTAATTGATTGCCGTATGCAGAATACCAGTGTTAACAAGCGTGGGGTTGGTGTGTATCTTGCTTCTATAGATTTCAGTTACGGAATCGTCTTCAACAGAATAATTTTCTTTGTTTTCCCAATCACGTATCACTGTCATTGAATGTCCTGCCTTGAGTTCAAACCAAATTTGATCAGCATCATTGTGACCATATATCCAGTTTAATCGACCCCAGTCAGTGACACTAGGTCCGTCGATGTGTACTCTATGCGAAGGTGATTGTGCATTTGTTAGTCTAAAAAATGTTCTAAACAATACAAGTTCATGTGCTTCACAAAATTCAGTAAACTTTGGATTTATAAATTGTTTTGGCACAATTGGTGGAATACCTAGTTTTGGGTTCCAGGTGTTGTACCATTCACATACATTTTCGAAACTAGTAAGTACGTCTGGTATACAAATATCTAAACTTTGACAAAATTTATTCATTGCTTATCAGTGCTTGCTGCATCCAGTCAGTGCTTTGTGCTGATTCAATTTCGTGAACATAGTATAGATCAGGACCTGTCCAATATTTACTTAAGATTTTCCTATAAAAATCTTCGGTTCTTTGACTGCTGATACTGTGTATGATTTTATGATAATCTAGAATTTGTGCGTCGTTGACTGCTATATTTGCAGGGGCAATATTAGACTGTGCCGGTTGGCCGCAAATGAAACAAAACTTGGTTGTGCGCTTGGCGATTTGGCCTAACCACCATTCAAAATCTTGATCCAATATTGAGCCTACTACCCAAATACACACTGTGCAATCGTATTGTTGATCCGGCCAGTGATCAATGCCAGGCACAGCAGGATCAAATTGATCGTATACATCCAGCCCAAAACGTTCAACTATGGTCATTGGCGCAGTAAGCGTATTTGACACATGATCAATCCAACGTTGAGGTTCAAGTTGTAAACCTCGACCTGCACCTACTTCCAACATTGAGTGTGTATTGTACTTTTCTAGAAGATTGCAAATCAACGGCTCTGCTTTGAGTAGGCCTTGCCCATCTCCCCAGTGTCTACCATCAGATGATGCAAATGTCATAGGCCTTTGATGCATTAGCCTAGACATTCTAATTATTTCACTGTAACCATCACTGACCATGTTATATTTCTAATCTGTGTAAGCAATTGGTGCTCCCGCCCGGAGTCGAACCAGGATTGGCCGTTTATCTGACGCTACGGGATATAAGTCCGCTGTTTTACCATTAAACTACAGGAGCACGGTTACTCATCATCTGGCATCAAACCATTGTGTTTTTTGTCTCTGACATTGTCCAGATCTTGTTCAAGTTTGAGTTCTTGCGGTGTTTTCATTCCATGCACCTTTCGCGGATTACCACATAAAGCACATTCTGGACGACCACAATCCATGGCATGATGTTTTACAAGCCTGTGTGGTTCTTTAAGCATAGCGTTTTTGTCAGAAATTCCACGTTGCTTGGCGATCTTGACTTGTCTCGCCACCGCGCTTTCATCTTTGTGTCTGCGCCGCGAGTTTGAAAATTTGTTTTGTTCGTTACTCACAGTGGTTCCTTGGTTGCAGGGGGCGGATTCGAACCGCCGATCCCCAGGTTATGAGCCTGGTGAGATGCCTCTTCTCCACCCTGCGTCTAAATTTATTTAAGAATTCTTTTCACTCTTACGCGGAGCACGTGATTGATTTTTTACCACTTCAACAAAGTCTCTTAAAAAATTATCGCGTTTTTGTTTATCAAAAATTCCAGCTGCCATGGCCTTGACTGGTTTGGTTAACTTAACTGCTTTTGGGTCATATCCTCTACAGGTCATAAAATTCCTTTTAGCTAGGTATTACGTGGGGAATATATGGTACGTTTCTTGGACCACCATATAGTTGTTCAAAAAGTTTTTTTGCTTCTTGTGGAGTGTCTGCATACACACGTTTTTTTTCATCACCATTTGGTGTACGCACTGTGGTTTCATATAAAGGCATTTAATTTCCTTGCAATGGTCGGGGAAGAGGGATTCAAACTCTCGATCTCCTGCTCCCAAAGCAGGCGCTTTAATCAGACTAAGCTACTCCCCGCTGTTTTTAGTTATACCGCACAGTAACTAAAATTTTTTTCTAACATATAGAAACACTCTTGATCTCCAGTCCATCATGGTGATCAATCCACTTTTGACCTTCAATGATCCTGCGTCCAGTTTAGAGTGTTTTTATATGGTAGGTGCGGTGAGACTCGAACTCACAACTTATCGGTTAAAAGCCGATTACTCTAACCAGTTGAGTTACGCACC